TCATTTTAGAAGACCGAGCGACTTTGCTGTGGCCTTGGTAATCGTGCACTCCGAAGCGCCGGGCTCGGACACCAAGACAACGGCATTATGGATGTAAGAAAGAGCCTCGGGATCGGATAGTCCCGTATCAACGAAATAGCGTTCCAGAGCGCCCTGGTCGATCTCGTAACCACACGTTTTGGAGAAGGCTATGATCTGCGCCAGTCCGCTCGCCTGGCTCCGTCTAGCTGAATTCATCTCAGCCGAGGCTTGGCCGGCGGCGCCTATAGCAAAGATGGCCAACGCACAAAGTCTTACGCAACGCATCATCTAACCCTCAATAATCAATTCCCTCGCCTTCGTACCCTTTCCGCCGGATATCGAATAGGCCAATTCGACGGGCTGAATTAGACAGCCGCTGAATAGGCTGCGGATCTCCGGCACATCGTTTATCGAGAGAATGAAGCGCCCCTTCAGTTGCCGCAAGCGAGCCGCCATCGCTTCGAACTGATCTCGGCCAAAAATGGATTTTCCATAGTCGCCCTCGTTCCCGAAGTAAGGCGGGTCGAGATAGAACAAAGTCCCCGGCCGATCGTAGCGATCGACGAATCCCAGCCAATCCAAGTTCTCGATTACGACGCCCGCCAGACGCTCGTGCACGTCCTCTAAAACCGGAGCCAGGCGCGTCAGATTAAAGCGCGCACCACCTGTCGTATCTACCCCGAAGCTTTGCCCGGTGACCTTGCCGCCGTAGGCCAGCTTCTGAAGGTAGATGAACCGTGCCGCACGTTCGAGATCGGTCAACGTGGTGGGGTCGCAAGCCTTCAGGCGTTCGAATTCCCGCCGGCTTGTGATCTGGAATTTCAGTGTGTCCATGAACTGCGGATAATGCCGCTGCAGAATGCGGAAGAGATTGATTACATCTCCGTTGCGGTCGTTGATTACCTCGCTTCTCGGCACCTTTGTGCGTCTGAAGAAAACTCCACCCATGCCCACGAAAGGTTCCGCATAGAGCTGGTGTGGAACTGCTTCGATCGCTTTCACCAGACGAGGAGCAAGCGAGCGCTTCCCGCCTATCCAGGCTGCCGGCGGCTGTGTGTTGGGGACATCCCGCCAGGTATTCTGATTCACCATTTCAAATATCTTTCGACTCGGTCACAGGAGTCCCGCCCCTGCAGGGTACGAGTGTGACGGTTATCGATTGTGGCTGTCGGACGGGTCGGGTCGCCAAACTAGGCCCGTCTCCGGGCGAAATGACGCCCGGCACTCGCTGTCAATTTTCAGGCCGCCAACTTGGCCTTTTCCGATTGAGGGATGCCGTTCACGATCCGGTCGATCATGATCGGGAATGGATGGACAAGAGATATCGGCGTCGTGCTCTCCTGAAGAGCTGCCGACGGCCGTACCACGGAACCCACCGGCAGGATGACGGCGCTAGATCCCTGGTAGGTTATGACATTGCCGGCGATGCTGGCGATCGTCTGGGTGCTCAGCCGGGCAATGCCTTCAGGGCCGGAATAGATGTTGATCTGCTGTTCCGGCCTGAAGATGCTCGCATCAGCGACAACGATCTGGTTATAGGCCACGACGCCGTCTGTTCCAGCCTGCGCAGCCACAGTCGTACTCGGCAGCTCCAGCATGCCCGGCCATGCTCCGCCCTTTGCCGATGAGACCCATGCCGCGTAAGTGTCGATCGCCGAGTCGCAGCAGGACGACGTTTTAGCAAGAATGTCGTCACGGAGGCGCCATTTGCCTGATGCGTCCGTTGCGTCTGCCGGCCACGAGTTTTGGGTGGTGTAGGCTTGAAACGTGGCGTCCAAACCAAGGTCGTTGACGCGGATAGTTCCGGTCGCCGGTGATGTGCCGCCTGCAAAATTGTAGGTGAACGTGGTTGGCCCAGTCACGGTAATTGCATAGTTCCCATTATAGGCGGCAGGCGTGGCGCCGGAGATGGTGAGGGTTTGGCCCGACCGAAGCCCGGATGTAGAGGCAATGGTTGCGGTCGCGACCATGCCGACCGAAGTCAGCGTTACTGTCTTCTGGGTGTCGGTTCGGCCGAGCGGCGGGAAGGCGACAATCTTAATGCCTGGATATTCGGCACGAATGCGCGTCGGGAGTGAGCGGTAGTTAGTGTTGAACCAGGTGTTATAGATGCCTGACGTGTCATTCTGGCCCATCTGGTTTGCGGCCACCGTCATCGGCCATTTGCCGCCGTTGAAGGCGACGATTTCGCGGATGATGTCACGGCGGCGGGTAGCGATGGTCGCTCCGCTTCCCGTATACTCCAGCACCGAATGGTTGCCCGGCATGCCAATCAGGCAATGTGGTATGCGGCCGAGGCCGCCGCTCTTGTCGAGCCAGCGCCGCACCCAGCCAAGGTTGCCGCGCGCGTCGGCGGCAGCACTGTATTCCTGTCGGCTCTCCCCGATGCTGTCGACGAAGCCGAGAACGACCGGCCTTCCATCCCAATCGCCCTTGGCGACCATGAAATCCGGTCCGTAATACAAAGGCTGCGCCTGAGTGGCATAGCCCGTGTCAAGCGCCGGCGTGCTCGCTGCCAGCGGGTTGTCTTTGAAGGCCAGCAACGCCGAAAGTTCGGAGGCGCCCCAGACGCGTTCGCCTCGATGTTTCTGGATTCGATAGACGGGCCAGACCTTCTCGCCCACGGCGGTGTGATAGAAGGTCCACAGCTCGATCTCGCTTTCCGGGTCGACGTCGGGAACGGTCAGCTCGTCCGTCCAAGCGCCGTTGGTCTGGTCGGCAATTGCCACCGCGTTCAAGCCGCCAAATTTCAGCTGATAGAAGACGCCCTCGACGCGCATGAGCATCAAGTCGACGACGACCGAATTGCCAGGCGCGCCAATCGCGCCAGTGACCACGGTTTCCTGTGGCGAGTTTCCGCCTTCTGTCGAGGCGGAGCCCGAAAGGTGAAAGCGGAAGGTCCGAGTCTTATATTGCGGCGTGTTGACGATGATCTTGCTGCACACGTAGTTCGTGCCGGCGGCAGCCGTGACGATTGCGCCGGACGGCATGCGGTTGCGGGTCGCGAAGAACAGATAGCGATCGGCATCGACCGGATCTGGAATGCCGAAAGCAACCTTGGGCGTGACGACGCCCCTCGAAATCGCCCGGTCGGAATAGCTGACCAGCGGCGGACGTCGATTGACGGTCTGGGCCATGTCTTACTCCTCCCAGCCGATCGCCGCGACCGCCTCGGCCGAGGCCGCCGCCAGCACCTGGGCGCTGAGTTGCCCGAGCTTGGTCTGGCAGGTGAGGATATGCGCCTTGCCATCGGCGCCGGCCGTCTGGATCTGCTCGGCCGTATGAGCGCGGAACGCCCAGGCGCCGGCTTCGTCCGCACACCAGAATGGAGTCGACCAATTGACGGGCTGACCAGGCAGAAGGGAATCCGTGACCGAACCCATCATGTTGATCTGATCCGTTACCTTCGACGGATACTGATGCTGGCTGCCGAGCGCCGACGAGGCATAGCCCGATACGATCGCTTCGGCGCAAGCCGCCGTCAGCAGCGCGATCTGCACCGCCTTGAGCGCGGCCAGATCATCGGACGCGTTCTTCAGCCGCCAGACGCCGGCGTCCTTCACCAGCTCGGCGTCAAAGCCGCATTCGATCTCCTGGCGGCCGGCGCCGGCGACTGCGTATTTATGGCCGTCCTCGCCAACGAAGAATGCGTCCAGCGTAGCAAGATCGACGATCGCTTCGCCATTCCAGCCGAGCCGATCGGCCGGCAGGAAAGAAAGAGTGAGGTCAAAGGCAATCGCGGTTTCTGGGGCGACCAGGTCTCCCGACAGAACGCGCGTGACCAGGTCGTTTTCAACGATAGCGTAGCTCATGCGGAAATCCCGATAAGATAGGGGCAGGTGATGTAGCCGGAGGTTCCCGTCGCGGTGATGAGAATGTTGAAGCCGTAGCGCGTCCGGGAGTTGACGATGATCCCTTGAAGATTGTCCTCATTGCTGGTGACGTTCGCATTCGTGGTGTCGAGGTTGACCATCGCCTGCCGTGACCAATCCAAGGTAATCGGGTCATAGACCCAGCCAATGGCGGCGTTCGTGTTTATGACCGCGGTTGTTCGCTGAGCGGTCGCCGTTAGGCGGGAAGCATTCTTAAGCGGCTTGACGGTCGGAACGTTGCCGGCATCCGTCGTCACCCGCGCTATGATCATGTCGTCATAGCCAGTGTCGAAGGCCACGTTGCCCTCGGACAGGGCGGAAGGATTATAGCCGGCCGACGAAAGATCCTTCAGCGACAAAGTCTGCACGCCAGTGGCGACGTTATACGAGAGCCGAAGGTGATAGGTCTTGCTGGCAGCGGTCGCGAAGGTGCGGGCGGCGAGGTTGAGATCCGATAGGTCGACCGTCTTGAACTGCCGCCAGAGCCACTTGAACGGGGTAACGACAACCTGGCCTGCGGACGGCGTAACGACCGCCTTGTTATCCGCCGTGAGAATGGTTGGATAAACGTTCAGATAGGTGGCAACCGAGGCATCAAGCGGCCCGGCGGCAAGTTTCGCAGCCAGGACGTCGGCCAGCGTCTTCGGGCTGATGATCTTGTTCAGCAATGCGCCGGCAATTGCCTCAGGAGTCGTGGCGAAAGGATAGGCGGCCTCGACGTCGGCGAAGAGGGCGTCCAGCAGGATGCCGATCGCCTGATAGAGCTGCGTCCAGTCGGCCTCGCTCGGAGACAATCCGGCCATGGCGCAAACCTTCATGATCTCTTCCTGGATCATGTTGGCCCAGAGCGCGGTAACCTCGGTTCCTTCGACGCCCGCGCCAAGGTTTTCGTCACGGAAGCCGCGCCGGCCACCGCCAATGTCAATCGTTCCCGCACCGTTAATGCGATCCATCAGGCCTCTCCATAGGCAAAAGTGACTTGGGTGTGAGCGGGCTTTACGCGGCGGACATCGCACTCGATCGACGAGAGCTGGAAGCTGCCGAGGCTCTGACCGGTGCGGCCGCTGCCCACCTTGAAATTTGCGACCATGACAAGGCCGGGAACGTGGACGCGGAAGACGAACTGGCAGCCCTCCGCCCGCAGCGGCTGTCCGGTTCGCAGGCCGCCGGTACGCGACGGCCAGAACTCCTCGATCGTGATCGAGACGCCGAGCTTGGCGGCGAGCTGGACGAGATACGGGATCGATTGCCCGCCGGTCGCCGTCCAGCGCTGATGAGCAAGCTTCTGCCGATCGGCGACCGAAAGCCCGCCGAGATCCCGGCCGCAGGGATCGGGACCTAATACGCGCTCGAAATCGGCGAGGAAATTGTTGGCGCTGCGGGGGTCGGTTTCGACCATCATCGCTTCGGCGCCAGCCTCGATGTCGGCGATCGGCGCGGCGGCAGCCTCAAGAAGGCCGTCGAGGACGCCGCCCGGGACAGACGGGTTGTCGCTCTTGGCTCCAACGACTTCCGCCGGTCCGCTCACATTGATGTCAATCTGACCGGAGACTTTCTGCTGGGCTGGCGCAACCGCCGCTGCAGGACGATTGCTATTCGCTGGAGACCTCGGAAGCGGAGCAAGCATGTCATCCAAGGAAGCGTCACGACCAGCACTCGGGTCGTTCAACGACCCGGCTGGCGTTCCATTCGGAAGCTTCTCGCCGGTCGCGTAGCTGTTTCCTTGAAAATACGACATGGCGGATTTCACGGCGTTGATCGCGCCTGCCAGTGCATTCCATGCGTCCGCGATGCCGGTGGGCATGAGCTTCTGCCAGTCGATGCCGGTATTGACCTTTTCGGCCAGGTCGGCCACGCCATTGACTAGCGTGGCGATGATCTCTGCGAATTGCCGGATGACGGTGAGCTGCATCTCAGTAATCTTGCCAGCAATGTCGCCGAGCCATCTCGCCACGCCGTCGAGCCTCCCCGCATCCAGGCCTACCAATCGCCCGATCGCCGAGGCGAGACGAGCAAACCCTGAAGCTATGTCGACGACGGCGTTTACTGTCCCGCCGAGCTGCTTGCCAATTTCACCGAGGTGCGGCGCAAAGCCGGAGCCGAAATCGCGCAACGCCTCCCAGCCCGCTTTGATGCCAGCAAGCGCAACGTCGAGCGCCTTGAACGACGCAAGCTTAGCGTTGTCGATGGACAGGCCAGACAGGTCGATATCGAATTTAAGGCTCTTGCGGAAGCTGTCGAAGAACGGCTGAAGGTTGCGCAAGCCGGCCTGGACGTCGCGCCAGGCGCTCTCGAATCCCCGGCGGACCATCGGCGCATAACGCGTGTAGATTTCCCGGCCGGCATCGATGATCCGGCGGCCACGCTCGCGCACACCATCGGCGAGTGAGAAGAACCCGGTCTTGGCTTTATCCCAGAGGCGGGTCAGGCGTGGGCCGAAGCTGGACCAGTTGCGGTAGATGTAGACAGCGCCGGCGGCGATCGCTGCGAGCGCCAGGCCGACAGGCGAGATCAGGGCGGCGACTGCTGACAAGCCAGCTCCGATGACCGGCAGGACAACACCAAGCGCGCCAAGCGCGGCAACGACCATGACGCCGGCGCCGGCCCAGGCGAGGCTCTGTTTCACCATGCCGCCCGTCGAGGCGTCGAGATCTCGAAGCCACTTCAAAGCCGTCATGAGACCATCGTTGATCGGCGGCAACCAGGTGCCGAACGCCAGGCCGACTTCACGCCAGGCCTGCGTTCCGATTTCGCCGAAGATGGTGAGCTGCGTATTCAGGCTCTGCATCTGCGTTTCGAAGTCGGCATCGCTCATAGCGCCGGTGGCCTCGGCTACCCGATCGCGGATGCGCTTGTATTCGTCGACGTTGGCAAGCATCGGGATCAGGAAGCCCATAACCTGCATGTCGGAGAACAGTCCGCCGAGTGCGCCGGCGCCGTGGATTGCCTCGAGCTGGGCGCGGACTTGCTCGAGCGCGTCGGCTCCCTCGAGCCCGCCGGCCTTCGCCTTCTTCATCAGGCTTTCGATTTCCTTGCCGGATATGCCGGTCAACGTGGAAATCTTCTGGATCACTGCTTCGAGCGGATTGATGCCCTTCGTGGCGGCGTCCTGCATGACGCCCTGGATATCGACGCCCATCTTTTCGAAGTTGCGAGCGGTCTCCGGCGACGTGATCTTCGACAGGAAATTGTTGAGGTTGTTCGCCGCTTCGGCCGGATCGGCGGTTCCCTTCTTGGCGATCTGCAGCATGGCGGCGAGCTGCGTCGCAGCCGTCCGCCCGGTGATGCCGAGCTTGGCCATTTGCCCGGTCAGTCCTGGAAAGGATTTCGCCATGTCCTTCAGCTCGAAGGAACCTTCCTTGCCGGCGACGATGAGGCCCGCCATGGTGGCGTCCAGCTGGTCGGCCGGAAGCTTCAGCGTCTGCAGGAGCGAAACTGCAACGCCGGCCATGTCATCGAACTCGGCGTTCGCTGCCTTCGTGGCGCGGCCGATGCTCTTCAGGGAATTATTGACGAGCTGCTCATCAAGGCCGGCGGCGATCATTTTGCCCGCGCCCTTGGCGACCGTGTCGGACGTCTGCCCGACCGTCAGAGCGAGATCCTCGAATCGTCCCTTCAGTTCATCGACCATCAGATAGGCTTGGGCGCCTGTCTTGTTCGACGTGCCGGCAATGTCGAGGAGCTGCTGCTGGAATGCAGCCGCCTCCTTCATCGGCTGCATAAAGGAGATGGCGGCGATCGCCGTGCCGACCAGGCCGATTTTCTTGGCTGTGTCGACGACGCCCTGAAGGCTGCGGCGCAGGCCGCGCAATGGCGAGGAAAGAAGGTCCTTTAGTCGGACCAGGACGTCCAGCGCCATCGACCTTGCCATGTCAGTCTCCCAGGGTCTTGGCGTATTCCCGCCATTCCATTACGCAGTTCCACCAGAAGGTGAGAGTTTCGGCGTCGAACCCGTCAATGTCCGACGCCGAGAGCGACGTGCTGTCGGCGAGAGCGCCGACCATCAGCCGCCAGTTTTGGGGCCATTGCTGACGAAAAAATTGATCACGCGTCCGGCCCGAGCGATATCGGACAGGTCCATCTTGTCGTAGAGCGCGTTCATGACCGCCTGATTATTGCGGGTCGACCGGGCGAAGGAGACCGCAATCTGATGTTCGTCGCCGGCCGCCGCGATCGCGCGCTGATCCGCACCATTGAGGCGGTGGAAGATCAGCTCCGCGAAGACTCGCTCCTTGACGGCGCCGTCCTTCTTGGTGCGAAGGGTGACGCTGTAGTGCAGGGGCAGTGTAACGGAGCCGTCCGAATTGCGAACAGCGTCCTCGGGCAGTCGATCGAGCGGGTTGGTGTCTTCGTCGATGAGATCGCCTTCCGGCTTGCCGTCGATTGCGGCCGGCCGATCGAGATCCACGACAGTCTCCGTGGTCTTGCCGGCATCCTCGTCGAGATCGATGGTCAGGCTGCTGGGCTTGGAAAGAGCGCTGCTCATGCCAGTATCTCCTCAGGCTCGCCGCCGAACCACTTCAGCTCCATCTTGCCGCCTTCGCCGCCGGTGACTTCAGGGGTTTCCCCCAAGAATGCGTCACCCCAAACGAAGGTCTGGCCGGTATCGCAGACGACCTGAAGCTCATCTTCGCCGGGGTCCAAGAGGTTGCCGAGGCGCTGACCAGCTTCGAGGTTGGTCACTGCCGTGACTTCCGACGCAACGAACTCCTGCGCCCGGCCGACCTTTCGGCCATAAGTGACGGCAGTGTTCTGGATGCCGCCCCTTTTGAACTTGGCGCCTTTTTCGACAGGGATATTGCGTCCGCGCCAGACGATATCCACGATGCCCAATACTTGAGCCATGGTTCAGTGTCTCCTTACACCTGGAATTCAAGAGAGCCGGCGAGCACCATCAGGTTGCCGACGATCTTGATCTGTTGGCGGCTTTCGAGCCGGTTCTTGTCGTCGGATGCCCGCTGGAAGACGCTGGCCTTCACGGTCGCCTGGACGTCCTCGATCCAGACCTTCTCGCCATAGAGCTTGCAGCGCGCGCCCCAGGAGGCATGCATGCGACGCGGCGTGACGACGGCGCTTCCGGCGTCCTCGTCATCATCGTAGCGGCTGGCGAACGAAGCGCCGCTTTCGTCATCTACCAGCTTCGAGCGCGGATACTGCAGCGACACGTAACCCGCCCAATCGTAGCGGATCCGCGACAGCGTCTTCGGCGTCATGATATCAAGCCAGGCGCGATCGAGGATGCCGAGGTTGGATGTCTTGTAGGTCGTGATGACGCGCGAAATCACCGTCGAGCCGTCCGACAGATGGTCGAAGGTGCAGATGCCCTTGTTCAAGAGCAGGTTCTGCTCGCTGTCGGTGAACTGGTCGGCCGGCGCCGGCGCTTCAACACCGGGCACGACGAGCGAGCGCAACTGGCGGGCCGGGTCGTTGGTCAGGTGGAAAGCGCAGATGCCGCCGACAGAAGCCGAAAGAACCCACGGGCTGGTCGGCGAGCGGTTGAGGCCCATCGCCGTGAGATTGGGCGAATTGGTCAACTGTCCGAAAGTCCCGAGCGCGCCATAAGTGCCGCGCTTGGCGACAAAGCCGTGGACATCGAGCTTCGACGTTGCGGTGTAGCGAACGCGAAGCCACTCGGCGAAAGCCGCCATGTTGGTCGCGTCGCCCCAGGGAACGATCACATCAGTGAACCAGGTGTTTGCCAGCACATCGAGGACCGGCTGCAGCGCCGGGTTGCCGGCGCCGTTTGCCATATCGACGACGGTGATAGTCAGGCCGGACGGTACCGGAGCTGCAGCCGCGTCAACGCGCAAATCAATGCCGTTGCCAACCTCGCCGCCGTTGCGCGCCGTACAGGTTACAACGCCAAGGGCCGACGCTGCGGTGACCACGTTGTCGAGGTCGGCGTTGATGGCGGTCGCCAGCGCTGCCGCCATCACGGTGACGGTGTCGGCCGGATTGACAGTGATCCGGATCGGCCGCCCGGCGATCTTGAAGCGCAGGACGGTCGCCTGGGTGACGGCGCCAACGAAGGTGAAGGTGCCCGAGGCCTTGACCGCGCCGCCGGCGTCTACCGCTGTCGTAACGAAGAGCGGCGACGTCATATTGGCCTTGCGGAAGGCGGCAATCTGTTCGGCGCCGATCGAGCCCCGGCCGCAAAGCGCAATGCCTTCCGCGCCGCGTGTTACCTCGACGATCTGGCCGGGCTGAAGAGAGCCCGTGGCAAGACTATGGGCCACGAGCAACACCTTGGTCGGATACGGCAGGACGCCGACATTGGCATAGTTCGGCTTGACCTCAAGCAGGGTTGCCGGTTCAAGCCAGTCATAGGGGATTTCATTGAAGTCCATGGCTTACTTGTCTCCTTTGGACCGGCGCGAGCGCGACGGCGTTTCGGTTTCGGTGACGTCGGTGAGCTGCTCGCCCCCGGTTTCCTCGCCCTCGACGAGGGGCGGCTGTTCGTCCTCGGGCGTTGCAGACACGGGAACGACGATCGGCCTCTCAGCCTCGATCAGGTCGCCACAGGAAATGCGACGGCGCACGAACAGCGTGTTCGGCGCGTCCATCCCTTCGGCCGGCCACGGACGGCCATCCTCCTGGTCGACGGTGCAGCCCTCGGCGGGCTTATAAAATCCAAGCATGTCCTACTCCTGGGGTAGTTCGGTTTCGTCGGTGGCGACGGTGGTGTCGGGATTTTCGGCAAAGGCCCAGCTCGCGCCGATCTTCTGGAGGTCGTCGAGCGTCATCAGGGCGAAGTTGGCCGGGCTGCTGACGAAGGCGACGGCAAAGTCGATCTGGGCAATCACGACGTTGTCGTCAGTCCAACCATCGGCGATTAGGCTGTTGGCGCTGGTGACGGTGGCAACGCCGACGCCGGGGATCTCCGCCGCCTGCAGCAAGGCTATCGCGACATCAAACATGGCATCGAGACCGATACCGCGCTTGTCGCCTTTGAAGCGGGTTTCAAGGCCATTCGAAGCCCTGAAAACGAGCACCAGGCGCCAGAGCATCTGACCCTTCAGAGCGCGACCGCTGGCGGCGTCGGGTTTCATGCCGGTCCAAGCCAGGCCGATGAAGGGCGCCTGTTTAACGAGCCGTTCGAATTCCTTGATCGTTAGCGTCTGCGGGATACGCTCGATCGTGAAATCTTTCGCCGGAAAGGCGAGCCGCAGCCGTTCGACGATCGCCGGCTCCATTCTGCGGATCGGTGCATAAGCGAGATCCATCAGAGGCCTCGCAAACTGTCGTCGGAGAGGATGCGCGGCCGATCGGACATGCGCGGCCCGGAATTAACCGCAGGACCGGCCGGCTCTGCAGCCGGGACATCGAGGTTGACCAGCTCCTTGGCGATGTTCTCCAGCCAGGAGATGACGTCCTTACGGCCCTTCGCCATTTCCTCGCTCGGGTCCGTGTGCTCGCCCTGGGCAAGATCGTAGCGGGCAAGGATGCAGGCGGCGCGGACGATCTCCGGCGGCGGCGCGGCGATCGGCACGAAATAGCGGCCACGGATATAACCGTCGATCAGCGCTCCAGCGTCGGCGAGCGCGATATTTACCTTGGTTTCGTCAACCGTCTCGGCCGTGCGATCCTCCGGCCGGGAAAGCCGGATGATCTGCGTCTCACCGAAGCGGGCGATCATGTCGGAAACGGTTGCATACATAATGAGTGTCTCTGTGTTCGGCTGGGAAGGAGGCCGGCTGCAAAGCCAGCCCCCGCGTCATGGATCGTCAGGCAGTCCGGCTAGCATCGCCGTCGCACGTCGATGAAGTTGAGGCCGTGGGTCTGATAGCTCTCGGCGTATTCCGGCTTCAGCGGCTGAAGCGCGGCAAACGCCATCAGCGACGTCATGCCAGGATGATCGGCGAGCTGCTCGGCTTCAGCGGCCGGCAGAACGTCGAAGACAAGGAAAGCGAAGTCGGCGACTTTCTCGACCTTGAGGTAAATGCCCGCATCAAGCGGAACCTCGGCCGACGCCTGCGCGCTCACCAGGAAGCAGCTGAAGAGGCTTGCGATGATGACGGCGCTGCCGATGCCGATACTTCGAATGCTGTAAAACGAACGCATCTAAGTCCTTTCTTGGGTTTCAGGCTTCAGTCTGCCGCTGTTCAACTCGCGTCCCGTGCGAGCCTGGGCTTCGACGCCGAACGCAGGATCAAGCCCGCATGAGCGTCTCGCGGCGCTCCCGTTCTGGATGGATGCCCGGACGGCAGGGCCTCGTTTCCCCGCCGCCCGGTCGGCCCGCCCTGGGATTACTTGTCGCCGGCGCCTTCGCCTGCCTTGTTCGCTTTCTTGGCGTCGGCGATCTGCTTTTCGAGCTTCGCGACCTTGTCGTTGACGGCCGCCAGATCCTTGCCGGCCTTGTCCATGGCGTTGTCGTGCTCGGCCTTCAGCTCGGCCGTCTTGTCCTGGACTGCGGATTTGACAGCCTGATCGAACTTCGCCTGCAGCTCGTCGGCCTTTGCTCTCACCTGGCGCGCGACCTCGGCGTTGACGCGCAGCAAGAAGTCCGCGTCCGTCATGGTGTTTTCGGCGTTCTCATCGACCTCGCGCACAGTGAAGGCGTGATCGGCGCGGAAGCGGTCGAGCTGCTCCTCGGTCCAATGGTCGGCCGGGTAGAATTCGCTCGCGGCGTGCTGGACGCCATTGCGCCACATGCCGGGCGAGCTGCAGATGATCTGGATCTTCAAGAGGGGTCTCCTTCGGGTTTCGGGCAAACGGCCCGGTCCGGCCGCTTGTCAGAAACCCGTCGCCGGCGGGAGGAGGAGTGCCGGCGACGGCTTGGCGGGCGAGAGTGCCCGCCGCCCGGGATCATGTGAGGTACGGAATGACCAGCACTTCAGCGGTCTTGGCCCACACGTTGCTGTCGCCGCCGTTCACCAGCTCGGCGTTGAGGATTTGGCGGGCCGTGCCTTCCAGCGCCGGCGGAACGACCAGCTTCGTCGGGCGAATGTTGATGATCTCGCCGCTCCGTTTGCGGATCGTCTGCATGGCGGTGCGGGCCAGTGCATAGTTCGCCGCGTTCAAGGTCGCCTTGGACTTGTAGGCGAGCTGCCAGAGGCCGAGGCCAGCGTTGCAACGGCCATCGACGCCCCAGACGAATTTGCCCTGGTAGAAGACGTTCGGATCGTCGGGGTTCTGCATCGCGGTCAGAACGAACTTCTTGCGGTTCTGGAAGACGAAAGGCTTCATCACCTGGGTGTCGTCGATGAGATACCAAGCCGGGCCGGCGCCATCGGTGAAGTTGGCGACGACGCTGGCGCCGCCGTTTTCGTCATAGCCGGGATGGTCCGTGTCGAAGAAATACTGGCCGTCATAGCACTTGACGGTCTCGGCCTTCTTCATCAGCGGGAAGACGAGCTGGTCGGGGAACTCGGCGGCGTCCTGGCCGATCTGACCAGCAACCGGCGCGAAAATGCCGATCTGATCGTCTTCGATCTGCGACCGCTTTATGGAGATCGTCTTTTCGAACTCGCGGTTGCGGATGATGTAGGTCTGAGCCGACAGGTCATGCACGACACGATCGCCGATCCATTCACGCATCCCCGGCATGTCGTCCAGGCGGGGATATTCGTTCATGGCGGTGCTGGAAGGAACCGTCATCGCCACCGAGGTGTAGAACGTCTGCACCGAGCCGAACCGCATGTTGTAGGCGGTCGACAGGCCAGTATAGATGCCCTTAAGGGTATTCGAATTGATATCCAAGGCTCGCTCCTTAGAGGGTTTTCAGCCAGACGCCGTCCGCGTCGATGGCGTCGATGGTGCCGATCTGAAGCAGCGCGCCGGCCGCCAGGGTGAAGGTGTCGTCGGCGCTGGCGTAGACAGCAGCGCCGATGTTAGCGACGGCGGCGCCGGCGAGCGGAATGATGCGCACATCCTTCTCGATCTTGACGTACTGGTCGCCGGTGGCGCCGGCGGAATTGTCGATCCGCTCCTCCGCAAAGCCGATCAGCTTGACGGCGCTGGCGTGACCAGCGGGAACGGCTTCCTTGTTGGCCGTGATGCCGACTGCGGCGCCGCCGTAGATGATCACACCGGCAAGAACCGGATAGCCGTAGGCGCGGCCAAGGCCGGGCTTCTTCTTCGCGCGAATATCATTCGTCGCCGTCATGTCAGTTGCCCTTTCCGTGCAGCGCCTTGGCCGTGTCGGCGTAGACCTTGGGGTCAACGCCCATCATCGCCATGACCTTGTCGTCTTCAGCCGTCAGCGCGGCATCATCGGCGCCGGGCTGCTTGCGGTTGCCGAGGCCGCCGGCATTGAGCGACGGCAACAGCTTGATTTCGGCCTCAACCTCGGCCGGGTTTTTCATGTGCCGGGTGATCATGTGATCGCGCAGCGCCGGCACGATCTTGCCGGCCTCGATCGCGCCGTCGATCGCAGCCTCGGCCTTGTCTTTGGCCGTCGTGGTCGCGAGCGTCGTGAGCTGAGATTGCAGCGAGGTAAGCTGCGTCTTGAGGTCGGCGTTCTCGGCCTCGGTTGCCGTCACCTTGCCGCGCGAGTGGATGGCCGTGACCAGCGCGTCCGGGGCGGTATCCCTGGCGACGCCAGCCGCCTCGGCGATGCGGGCCATCAGGGCAGCAGCGCCGACCTGGGCGGTATGAGCCGTCGTGACAGCCGCCAGAATGGCAGCCTCATCGGCAGTTTCGGGAAGGCCGAGAGCCTTCCGCAACTGTTCAAGCATTACAGTCTCCTCGGTTGAATGAAGGGATTTCAGAGCGGTCAGATTGGGATCGTTGGTCAGCGAGACGCGAAGGATCTTCGCGATCTTGAAGGGCTTCTGAGTGCCATGAAGAAGGACCGGCGACAGGAAGCCATATTCTTTGGCCGTCACCATGCGCTCACCCTCGGGCGTCCATTCAACGCGCCCATAAAGGCCGTCGTCGCGCTTCTGCAGCTCGACGATCCAACCACGCGCGGGAGCCGAATGGCCCTGCTTGGCGGCAAGATCGGTCGAGTGGTTTTCGTCGACGGCGAGCTTGTTGCCTTCCCGGTTAAAGGCGGCGATCAGCGCATCCATGTCCGGAGCAGCCCAAGGGCCGCGACCGTCGACACCTTTGAACTCGGCGGCCGGAAGCAGGTGAAGCCATTCCGGCGCCGTTGCGTCGGCCTGGTTCAAGGCGCGGATGATTGAGTTGATCGCTTTTTCCATGGCGAGAGATATGCCATGGCGCCCAATGCCGCATCATGCCCGCCAAGGCGGGCGGGGCCGGATGATCAAGGGTCAAGGGGGAGAGTTAGCGCCGGAGCGAATACCGGTCAACGAAGTCGAAGACGATCTCGGCGATCGACGTCTCGTCGTCATCCGATATACCGAGGAAGGGACGCGCGGGCAAGGTCACACTGTCGACCACGACCAGGTGCCCGCCGATCCGGAAATAAAGGTGGCTCGCCGTCTTCGGCTTGATCTCTGCGCCGAACTGGTGTGCGGCGGCATAGATCGTGTTCGTCCCGACGCGAACCTCATCATTCGAAGCCTGGGAATTGATACTGTCGCGCAGCCGGCCGCTCTCGGTGAGGATTCGGGAATTGCGCTTCGTCTCGGCGTATCCCGTGTTGAGTGTCTGCCATGCCTGGCCGTCAGGATCGGTCTGGGTGACGAAGCGCATATGCGTCGATCCGACCAGCTCGACGCCGATCGCGGACATCACCGGCCGCGTGTCGCCCATCAAGTGCTGCAGCTGCTCGAAGGCGCGCCGCACCTGCTTGTCCATCACCTCGGCTGTGATCGAGAGGGCCGCGCCCGCCATGTTTGCCTTTCCGCCCGGTCGGGCTTATATTGATGAGGACGCGCCGAGCAGGAAGCGCACCCTTCAGGGTGAGTGGGATTGGCAGTTCCGGCCCCCCGGCGCGTCATTCTCCAAAACGCCGCTTGATCTCATTCGCATTCGCGCGCCTCAGCGAGACGAGATAGATTTCCTCGCGGTCGGCTTTCTTCACGACTTTGACCGCCGCCTGGTAGAGCTGCCCGTCATATTCGCCGACGAAAGCCCAGCGGCCGTTCTGATCCTTGACCAGGCGGCCGGCCGAAGCGAGCTGGCGCGGAATGACGCCGTAGGCCGCCGGCGTCGCGAGCGTATGCTTCACATGGCTGCGGATCGTGTCGGCCGACAAGCGGATCTCGGTTCCTGCCTTCACCTCGAGCGTGGCCGCAACGTCTTTCGATGCCACTCCGACAGGCGTCCAGGAACCGTCCGGCCATTTGCCGCGCAATGCCGAGGAGACGAAGGCCGCAACATTGGCCTCGTCTGCAGAGACAGCCTTCGGACCAGGTGCGGTTTGCTCCAGCCAGGCGCGGCCTGGATTGTAGGCGAAGGACGGATCGACGCCGAGCGGCTGATCGGTCCCGAGCTGGTCGAGATCCGGAGAGCGATCGGGACCGGCCTTGCCGAGCCGGCGAAGACCAGGACGCGAGACCGGCGTAACGAAACAGCCGCAACCGAACCCGTTTGGCGGATAGGCGGTTTGCCAGAACGGGTCATCGGCTGCCAGGCAGGTGCCGTTCCAGTTCTTGTGCTGAAGGCGCGGATGCACGGCGCCGGAATGGTGGTATTGCCAGTAAGGAAACGTTGCCAGCGTGTCCGGCTCGGTCATCTGGGCGTAGCGGCCGGCGGCATATGCCGTGCGGAGGTTCGTATCGAAGATCGTCTTCGTCCGCCAGCCGCGCTCCCCCTTGTAGCTCCAACCGTGCCGCTTCACGATCGTGTCGAAATCCTTGCGGAAGTCGTCGAGCGTGGTGCCCTGTTCGAGCGCCTTGGCAATCGCTCCTTTGAAGTCATCGACAAGCGCCTTGCTGTTGGCGCCGGCGACCATGAACATCTTGGAATGGGCAGCGTCCCAAACATCGCGCCAGCTTTCGGTCGGGGTGCTGACCTTTTGCCGGAAAAAGGCGATTGCCTCGTCAAACGGCAGATCGATGGCCGAGAGCGTCGAAGCCATCAGGGCGACGGCCCTTCGCATCGTTTTCAAAGTGCTTTCAAAGCCCGTAGACGCGTTTTGAAGGTTTTTTCGGATCACCGCAGCGCCAAGGCCGTCCACGCGCGTCTGTGGGCCTCTAATCATGATTAACCCTTTAGGTCATCAAGCAAGGCCGCCTGACCAGCCAAATGGGCTAGCGCCATACCCCTTGCCATCGCCTCGGCCAGCTCGTCCGGCGCCAGCTCGAGGAGCGCCAGGCGCTCGGCCGCGTCCCTCAAATCCGACGCCTGCATAAGCGCCGCCTTCACCTCGTCGATCATGCCGGCCATGGCGCCGGCGGCGTCACGCTCCAACCGATCGGCCAGCCGGTCGACCACATCGTCGCCCTCCGATCGAGCATGGGCGGACCGTTCGAACAGATGTTTGAAGCTGCTGTGAACGGTCTTCTCCGGCCGGTCCTTCGCCGCCGGCAGCGTGGCCGGATCGTCACCAGGAGTAGCTTCAGGCTTGCGGCCGCCGATCAGCACCGAGCCCTTCTTCGGCGCCGGGATGCCCATCCGGTCCTGAAGGAAACTCTCCTCGGCCGTCAGCCCGTGTTTCGCGAGCTTGTCGAAAGCCTCGGCGAAATCCTTGATCGGCAGTTCGTCCGGCCGGCCGATCTTCACCTGCGGATAATGATCCTGCGGCCCGAAATTGAAAGCGATGATGTTTGGAATGAGCTGCGAATTGACAGTGCCAGTCAGGCACATGGCATCAGAACGCTCGATATCCTCTTGCACCAGGCGATGCTCCTGGCTGACGGCATGGCCGCCCGATATCGCGTCGGTCGTCGTCGTTTGGCCGAGCACCAGCTTGGAGATCTGGCGATCGAGCCAGTCGGCCCGGCGCTCGTACATATCGGTCGAGGAAGACTTCGAACCGACATCGACGAACTCGACCAGCATGTCGCGCGGAATGATCGCCGCGCAGTCGCCGGCGATGCTGCTGACTGCCCGCCAGAGAACATCCTTCTGTGCCTCGGTGGCGCCTGGTCCGTAGCGGCCGAGGCGGATCGGCTGGCCGTAGTTCTGGGCAAAGATCGCCCAATCCTTGATCGTGAAGCTTTTGAACATCCACGCCCAGCAGGCGACACGGGCGATGCCGGAGCGGATCGTCAGGCCGGATTTCGTCTTGTGGCGATGGATGATGAACTTGTGCGGCGCTAGCGGTGCGCCGACGACGCCTTCGCGAAGCAGAACGGTTTCGCCATCCTCCTGGTCGAAGGTGAACCAGCGCTGAGTGCGCCAAGTCAGATCGCGAGGCAACATGCTTCCAAGCCGATACTGCCAATCGATCTCGGTAACGGACAGACCTTTGCCCACGGCATCGAGCATGTCGAAAAGCGAACTCTGCAAGACGCCGTCATCAATCCAGGACTGGACGAGCGCGGCATGCTTCTTGTGCTCAGCGGAATCGGATGCGGCCTTGACCGTGACCGGCAGCTGCGAGACCGAGCGCTTACGGGTGGCTAGCACGGCGGCATAGTGCAGGTCGCGCTCCTCGATGTCCTCGGCCAGTTCGAAATAGGCTTCCGGTTCGCCGTTGGCGGCCGCGCGAAGAATGCTGGCAAGCCGCTGCGGCGTCATGCCATCTGCCGGATGACCTGAGAAGGGATTGCGCATGCTGCCGACGCGCGCGTCCGCCACTTGCTCCATCAGCTCCTTGCCGAGGACGATCCGGCCCAGCCAGTCGCGAAACGATGCCATTACAATGATCCCCTCAGATGGACGTTGATGCTGTTGCGGCGGTCCTCGTCGAGCGGCAGCCCGCCGTTGTGACCGACTTGCGAGGCGGTCGTCTTGCGGTTGGTGTCGTATTCATACGAGATCGGTTCCTGCCGGCTGGCGAAGAAGGCGAGCGCGCCGGCCGGCGCGGTGTCGCCGTGACGCTCATATCCATCCGCGCCCTTGCTCGTGTGATTGTCCGGAACCTTGATGATGCCGTTCACATAGGCGAGCGCCTGGTGGTCGGCGAGCACGTCGGCATCGCGCGGAAGCAGGATCGTCTTGTCCGAGAAGGCCTCGATATAAGGCAGCATGTTCGTGCTGTACCAAGACTGGTTCAGCTTCACCTCGACGATCGTATCGCCGTAGCGCTGCCGCGCCTTTTCAGCGAGATATTCACCGTTGCCGGTAGCGTCCAGGGCGCCGCCCATCAACCGAGGCAAGGCATCGACGACGTAGAAGAGAATGTCGCGCTGCTGGTCGTAGGGAATATTTTTCAGCTCCAAGACGAAGCAGGCGCGCCGGACCAGGTCCAGCCCGATCTCGATCGGGATGATGGCTGTTTTGTCGCCGCTGCGGGCGAAGTCTTCGCCAAAGGCATGTTCCCGATCGGGGTTGAGGCGGCTTAAAAGCGGCTTCAACTGAGTCCTGCAGAACGCGTCGGCCTGGCGCGCGCGCTCTTCGTCGGAAAGGTTCTTGAAGTCGTCATTGCGATCCCAGCGGATGACCGGGATTTCCGCCGACATGCAGCTCTCGATGAGAACGCGTGTCAGCGCTGCACCTTCTCCTTCGGCTGGAATGGCGTCCAGCTCCTGCTTCATCTTGGCAGTGCGCGAACCATAGGCACCGCGGATCTGCTTTTCCCAAGCATCCTGCTTCTCCTGGCTCCAGTCCTCGCCCTTCTGCTCGCAGACTTTGCGGAAAAGCCCGTTGTCGATCGCCGCCTGGAACGGGAGGTAATGATAGCTGAAGGGGATTTTCTTGGCCTGCGCATCAAGGCAGAGCTGGTTGAAAGCGTTGAGGAAGCCGTTGTGCGAGGAGATGACGCGGATCTTGCCGCCCCAGATCAAGAGCGCGTTGACCGCGTCGAGCACCTCATGGACGTTCTTGTGGAAGGCGGCTTCGTCGATGACGACGGTGCCCTGCAGACCGCGAATATTCTCGGGCCGGGATGACAGAGCCTCGACGCGGAAGCCCGAGGCAAAGGAAATCCGGTAGCCCGAGATGAAGGCCGTGGTGCCGTCCGCGCGTTCGTCAACGAAGATGCTGTCCTCGATCGCGGCGACTTCCTTGGCGACGGTGTAGGCGAAGTGCTTCACATAGCCGATGAACTCGCGGCCCTTGTCCTTCGTGTCGCCGATGTAGAAGACGTTCTGCCCGCCCGCCGATCGCGCGGCCGAGGCGATTAGCGTATCGTCGAGCGCCTCGGCAAAGGTGATGCCGGTACGGCGCCCCTTGGCGCAAACCTTCAGGTCGCTCTCGTCCTCAAGCCACTCGGCCTGGTGACGCATCAGCACGCCCTCGGCGAGCGGATCGAGATCCTCGGGAATGTCGGCGCCGCGAAGCAGCTCGTCCGGTAGCTTTGCCGGATCGCGCGTCAGGACAACAACCTCTTCGGAAACCGCCTCGGTCATTGCGCGCCCTTCATCAGCAGGAAGGTGACGACGACGGACCAGATGGCAGCCCCGGTGATCAGGAGGCAGGCAAACACTAGCAGCGGCGAAACGAAGAGCGCCGCCGCCAGGCCGGTGACCAGGAGCAGCAAGAGGAAAGCGAGAAGGTTGGACAGAACCGCGATCGCGACGAACAGGGCCATAGCGATCGCGATGCCCTTGGAGATTTTTAGGAGCATGGTTTCGTCCCTTCCACGGTCGAAAAGCCGCTGCCTTGGCAAGGCTCGCAATCGGCCTTCAGGTCATAAACGATGCTGGAGATGGTCTCGTTCGGCCGGTAGGTCACGCGTTTGACCTTTTGGCCGATGCCTCTGCAGCGCGGGCAGGTCGCGGCCTCGGTCATGCGGCATCCTTCTTCTGCTTTGGCTTGACACCGAGGAAGTCACGGCGGAGCTGCGCGACAACTTCGGCAGACATGCCTTTTTCCTTGGATACCTTCTCGATCGCCTTCTCGGCCTGGGCCTTGAACTTGGCTTCGATCTTGTCGCGCCGGGCAGTCGATACCGACTGCGCATGGGTCGCCGACCGGAGCGCGTCGGCAAGCGCCTTCGCATCTTTGGAGCCAATCTTGCCGCGCTGGGTGCGCAGCATGGTGAAAATCAGCGCCTTGATTGCCTCGGCCGCAACCAGCGTAAGATCGTCGCTTTCCTCCGGATCGAAGGTGTCGGAGATCGCCGCCGCCATTTCGCGCGTCTCATTGAGGTCACGCGTCATGGCGTCGAGGTTGATCGAATAGCGGTTGAAAGCCGAGAAGCTCGGGATCGTGAATTCCAGCTCGCCACGGCTCTCGCGCTGCAGCGCTTCAAGCTTGCCGGAAAACTCCTTGTAGATTTCGAGCTGTGTGCGAGCATTCTCCTGCAGCTCGGCCGCCGCCCACATGACGACCTGGTTGCACTCCTGCGGCAGGAGCTGGATCGACGATAGCCGGCCGCGACCTTTTCTCGCCATGGTCAGGCTCCCGGCCGAGACGGCCGCTTTACGCCCTCGATCGCGACGTGCCGGTCAACGTGTCTCTTGCCCAGCGCCGTCAAGGTGATGATCTTCACCGTGCCGGCCGGGACCACGGTCACCGCACCCATGTTACGGAGATACTCCACCTCGCCGTGGATCCACGGCCGCTCCTGGTGGATGCCGAAGCGGGCAAGCACCGGCTCAAGCATCGAGCTGCTCAAGCTTTCGTTGGTCTGCTCGGCCAGCGCCTTCAGAATGATGAGACGCGCTTCCTCGCGCATGATCTTGTCGAAATCGACGCCGATATCGTCTGTCACTTAGCCCTCTCCAGAAGCAGTTCCTGCAGGCGCTCACCGATCGCTTCGACCGGCTTCAGCCTTTCCGTCATTGTGTTGAGTTGCCCGGTCAGCTCGGTCATTCGCATTTCCAGGCGATGGAAGCCGTCCCGATCGGGGAGATGCCGCAGCTCGCCCTCGATGCTGAGAATGCGCGTGGCATGGGATTCGAGACGGTCTTCAGCCGCCTTGACCCTCGCTTCCGTAGCCTTGGCCTTTTCCGCGAGCGACTTTTCGCCGGAATTGATCCAGCCCTTCAGATGGCCGAGGAGCGCGATGACGCCGAGCGCCAACGAGATCCAGATGGCGTATTCTTTCGGGTCCATCAGCGGTTCCTTTTTCGCCCGCGCTCGAAACGCGCCTGGCATGCAATGCAGCGGATGGCGGAGGGCATCGCCTCACGCCGCGCCGGCTCGATTTCGTTCTCGCAGTCCTGACAGTCGAACCGGCCGTCACGCTGCAGCTCTGCCTGCAGGCGACGAATGCCGGCCTGCCGTTCCTTCTCCGCCAACTCCTCGGCGCGGTCGAAATTCTGCTCTGTCGTCACGGCGCAGCTCCATTCGCCGCATCGATCGCGGCAACGGCAGCCGCGCGTCGCCGATCGCAAGACTTGATCTCGTAGCGATCGGCCGCCGACATCTCGAAAACCTGATCTTCCGGCGCCCTGTTCGTCGCGGGATCAACTGCCGGCTTCGGCGCCGGAAGACACGGCTGGCGCGCCTCCGGAGGAACGACGATCGGAGGCGGCGCCGGCAAAAGCGTGACCTCGTGGCGCTCAGTCTGGGAGCAAGCCGACGCGATCACCGCTGAGGCCGCAATCGTTGCCCTTAGGAAGTTGCGCATTCTTCGCCCTCAAATCTGCAAGTGCCTGTTGATCGGACCGGCTCTTCTCGGCCAGGTCCGCTTGGATCTTCACGACTGCGGCCGCCTGGTCGGCAGCGCGCTTGTTGGTCTCGGCGTTCGCCTTCTCGATCTTGGCAGACCAGTAGGCGTCACGTTCGTCGCCCTTCAGCTTGACCGCCTCGTCAACCATCCCCCGGACCTCGCGGACGCCGAGCAGCGCCAGGCCGAGGACGGCAATCACGAGCAGCGCAGCGAGCACAAGGTGGACCGTCGTCTTCGAAAACATCGCGCTCATTGGACCTCCTGGGTTTGGGAAGTCTGCGAGGCCATCATCGCGGCCGCGCGAAAATCCGCAGCGCCGGTGACTCGGTGGACGCCGAGCATGCCGGCAATCAACAGGAACGTGCTGGGCGTAATGACCGGGGCGAGCTGCACCGCCTCGGCCGAGTGATAGACGACGGCCGAGACCAGGATGAAGCCGTTGACCAGCCACGCCAACCAGAACGACGCCCAGAGCTGGCGTCGCGAAAGGCTATAGCTGGGCTTGGAGGAACGATGGTCAGGCCTCATTACGCGAGACCTCGCCCGTTGCGGTCGTACGAACGCGGCCGCCGACAGGCGCTTCGCCCGTCTTCGGCCACCGGATGCCGACGCAACGGCGCTTTTCGACCTGGGAGAATTTCACGCTATTGCCCTGGTTGCCGCCCAGCACAATGTAGTTTTCATCATCCTCGCCGGCGTACAGGCCGACGTGACCGCCGCCAGGCCGCTGGAAAACGAGGATGGCGCCGAGCGCCGGCGCCGTCATGGGCTGGCCAAACTTTCCCCACTCCAGCGCGCCGAGTGGGTTCGCAGGCAACTTCTCCTGCGGCAGCGTGGTCGAAATCAGATTGCCGATAAAGAGGCCACACCATGGCGTGTCGTCGTTGGTGTAGAATCTGGCGATCCACCCGCCGAGCCGTTTCGCCCATCCAAGAATTGTCGGATTGGACGCAGCGCCGGCGATCTCCTTCAGCCCCATGAAGCGCCTCGCCTCGCGCATCCAGACGGGCTCCGCCGGGATGCGGGGCGCAGGCGTGACGGCAACGGGAGCGCTGCTCGGCGCTCTGGCGGGATCGCACCGAAGCGCCTCGATCGTGGCCTCATCGGCCTGCCCTGTTTCAGGCAAAGCCTCTGCATGCTGAAAACGCTTGAGGGCCTCGATAGTGGCCCGGCCGTGGACGTCATCGACGACGCCTGCATAAGCGCCGTGCAGCCGGAGGCGCTGGATAAGCCACTGATCGAAGTTTGTCATGAGGTGCCCCTGTCGAAGCCGCGAACGCGGCCGAATATGGGGGCAACAATAGCTGGAGGACCGCCCTGAGGGTCATGCCCGCCGAGGCGGGCGGGTCAGAACATTTCGATCTGTCGGGGGTCTTTCTTGGCCGTCGCTCGCTCTTTTGGAGCTCGGCTGAAGAGCTTTTCGACGCCGGTCTCTGTCAGACCGAGGCGTCGCGCGATCATCGCGTTGCTCTCGCCGTGAGCTCGATAGTGACGAGCGCGAAACTCGCGGGCGACTGGCACACGTATATAGCCGCCCGAAAACATTTTGGAAAGCCGGGCCGTATTGTCAACGCCGATCTCGCTCGCCAGTGTCGAGCCATTCGCGACTTTCGGGATATAGACGCGAATACCGCCATGGACATCCGTCAGCTTGAGAAAGCCCTCGTCTCCGAGCAGCTCGTGTAGCTCGGTCGTCAGATCGCTCACTTCGAACCTCCGAGGCCAAGCTGGATCTCAAGCCGCATTTGTTCCGCCCGCAGCTGGCGGAGCCGCTGCTCGCGGCGGATACGCGTCTGCGCATCAACGCCGCCCCTTTGAAGCTTCCTCGAAAGCTCTTCACACTGAGCTTTAATGGAAGCCAACTCGGAACTTTCGAACAAGGGCATGGCATTCAGCATGATCATGTTCCTTCCAGGAGGGACAATTGAGGTGCTGTGATTTGCGAGGAGCCGGGACTCCATGACGTGCGAGGCGCCGGAAAAAGTCATCGCTTGCCCGCCCGGATCTGCTCGCCGAAATAGTTCATCACGATCTGCCAACCGGCTCCGGTGACGTCCTGCAGCATGGTCTTTCCCGTCAGCCTCGCTACCTCGGCATCGAAGCCCTTGCGAACGATTAGGGACGTTGCGCCGGTGAGGATCTTCCATTGCGCCCAGGCGACCTTGGCGCCATCTGCCGAGAGCCATTCCTGGCCGTTGGTGTTCCCGTAGAACACGTCGGCTTCGCGCTTGATCCAGCCTTTCAGCGCGCCGATCGCGCTGTTCGCATCGTCCGCGTAGACGAGGAACCGCGTGTGATCGAGACCGGTCTGGCGTTTCACGAATGCGACAAGTGCCTTGTCGTCGCGTTCGCGGACGATCCCGAGGTTCCAGGCGGCAATCCAGAGCGCCTGGAGCTTCTTGGCATATTTGCCCGTCAGCTTCTGGCGGCCGTCGGCTCGGCGGGCTTCTGGGGCTTTCGTGAACCCCTCATTGCGGAAGACCGTCAGCACCTTCTCGCGCTCGGCTTCTGTCATATCCTTGGCGGACTGCTTGCCCGTGATCCGGACAAGCTTAGCGCGGTAGGTATCGTCGTCGAGGCCGAGATGCTTCTTCGCGACGTGGATAGCGGCGAGTGCAGAGCTCATCTTATCGAGCTCCGGGTTTCATGGTTGAAAAAGCCGTGCCATGCTCTTCCGACCGCGGCTCTAGTTAGAGTCGCCACAGCTGGAGGGAACGGATGCCAACCACAAATCAAAGACGGGTTCTGTTCGCGGGCATTATAGCACTTGCTGCGGCTCTCCTTATTCCCTCCGTAGCGGGGGGCGTGGCGGATCCATGGGGCAAGTTCGTCTCCGACTATCAAACGCTGATCACCGGCCTCGCCGCCGTCGGAGCCGCCACATGGACCATCTCGGTAATGGAGAGGACAGATGCTCGACAAGGACAGCGACACGCACAACTCGTCGAGCTTGCTCTGAGAGGCGATCGCCTTGCAGTGCAGCGAGCGATCTATCCCCAAATTGAAGAGATTCGGGAGATCGGGGCGATGATTGGCCGCTTGAAGACCGATATGCTTCAGGCCAATACATACGACGGACAGATCCGCATTATGGCCTCGCGAAGTTGGATGGCTGAAGTCGCGTGCGGCAATCTTGACGAACTCCTTAAACGTGAGCAATTTAAAGAAGGAAGTCGCTTTTTTGACGGCACCCTGACCTACAAACTTCATTGGCTTCGCGAAACTGCGCGAAATGCGGTCCTGAACACCAGCCCCGTCCCCGGAATGCTCAGAAATTACGACGTCTCTGTTATTATTTCGGAACGCCGCTTCCAATTCGATGAGCTCTACGGACAGATAATGAAGATTGCTGATGAGGTACCAGCGGTTGTCGAACTGCTTTCGGCAACAGCGAAGAAGTATGGCGTTTAGGAGCCCCATCTCAGGCTCCTGCTTTCGCCAAATCGATAGTGACGGCGCGCCATTCATCCTTTGGCGTGTCGCGCTCATAGAAGCGAACATATTCCTTCGAGCCGGTAACCGTGATCGAATTGCGGATCGCCTCCATCGCTCGGAGCCAGCGTTCATCCCGGATGTCGAGGCGGAGTAGCATGAACAGGTCGGACTTATTGATCTGTCCCTCCTTCTCCGTATTGAAGGCTCGCATGACGAGCGCGCGGATCTCGTCACGGCTTCCTTCAGACCATTCCATGATGCAGCCGTCGATTAACGACTTAGCGATCTGCAACTGCGGGCCGAAGCTGATTTGATCGGAAACCTGCACCTGGACCTTCAGGCAGCCGTCGATCGTCTGATAGGTGCGATTGCCCTTCTGACCGCCGATCTTCGTGCCATATTCCTGTTCTAGGAGAGCATCGAACGAACCGAGATCTGCTACGGTGTGGCTCCTGAAGCGAGCGATCTGCGCCGATAGATCGCGGGCAAATCCCATGATCTTGCGCACTGTTTCATCCTGCAGTTTGTCCTCTGCCCGGACGTTTTCGACCGGCACCAGGTTGCCCTTGGCATCGTTCATGTAAGAACGGCCGTTTACGATGATGACACCGGCTCCGGCCTCGGCGGCGTTCTGCTGTTCAATAAGAACTGCTTCCATTTACCTGCTCCTTTGTTTGACGACGGTGGCGCGCAGATCGCGGAGGGCCTGCATGAGCTTCCGACGCGCGCTGGGTTCTCCCACCGTATGGGTGACTGTTTCGAGATGTCCGAGCGCGCTCACGACGCGCTCGACGGCAGTTCGGATGGTCTCCGCTTGTGTTCGGCGCTTGACCGGAGAAACGAGAGGCAGGTTGCTCACGCGCGCCCTCCTCCCGTAGGCGCGTGGCCTGGGAAGGCCACGACATTTGGGCCGACCACAGCAAGGCAACGCTGGCGACCGCCGGTGAGACGCTCCCGCCGCTCCAGGTCGCGCTTCTCCTCCTCGACCTCCTCAGCGAGAGCGATCGCAGTGTTGAGGCGGCGGACAAGGTTGCCGACGTCCTCGCTGGTGAAGAACTTCCCGCCGTGAACATGCGGCTTCAGTTCCTCGCGGATTGCGATCAGGCAGCTGGATGTGAGTTCCGAGCAGCTCATGCTTTCCTCCCGAAATCAGGCCGGATGACATTGTCGTCGCGGCTCAAGACAAGGGTGGCGGCAGCTTCGGCGGCGAGTTGTTCGACAACCTCCCTGCCTGTCTTGCCGGCTTCACAAAGCCGATAGATTTGCACTTCGCGTTCAAGGCTCTGAGCAAGCTTGCCGAGGATCTGTAGGTGTTTGCGAAACGCGACGACGTCGGCGTCCTTCAAACGGTCGGGAGAGACCAGCCCGTCAAACCGCGTCCTTGCGTTGGTAATCTCAGTGCTGAGCATCAAGGCAGCGCTCATCCCAGATCCTCCACATCGCGGTTCTTCCAGGCGTCCTGGATATCCCTCAGCGTGACGGCACGATCGTCAGCGAGTGCAATCATGCTGGCGAGCTTCATCGTCTTGTCGATCTGGCCGAGCGCCCCTCCCTTCATGCCGATCCCTGTCAGCAGCTTGACGCTGTCCAGATCGGTCACATCCCATGCCCTGATGTAGGCGGCGACGTCTTCGGCATAGGGCTTCTGGCGCTTCAGGTGTTTGCCGATACGGCGTTTCAGCTGGGCATAGGATTTTCCCGCCGCCTGCTTGGCAAAGCGAGAATAGACCTCTTCGTTGCCGACGAGCGCGATGCCGCACTGGTAGATGTCGGAGAAATGGCGGAGCTGGTTGATCGCGTCGTCGACGAGGTTCTGTGCTTCGTCGATGATCAGGAGCGAGCCGCCGCCGATGCGTTGAAGCCTGGCACCGATCGCGCGCGTCAGCTTGGCGGGATTGTTCTCGTGAACCTCCAGCTCCGCCGCCAGTTCGACCAGCATACCGTGAACCGTGCGAGTATGGGGGCTGACGGTCGCATGGAAGACATGCGGATGCGTGGCGCGATAGTGCCGGCAGGTGGCTGTCTTGCCGAAGCCGGCTCCGACCGTAATCATCACGAGATCGGCCGTCATTTGCGCCCATTGGAGCGTCTGGGCAATTTCCGATGCGATGCGGGTTTTCACGAATGCCGGCGACGTCGGAATGGCAGGCATACCGGCGGCTTCTACGACCGCATCCACCCACTGGCGCATTTGCCGGTTCATGTTTTCGAGGCGGCCGAGATAGGTTCCGGAGAACCACTGGCTGAAGGTACCCTCCTTCATGGCGCTGCGGCGGGTGACTTCCGCCTTGCTCCAAGAATTGGCGATCGCCAACTCCGCGACCTGCTCGCGGATCGCCCGCCAGTCGTCGATGTCGTCGACGTGCTTGGAAAGAAAGTCGATCGAGGGTTCGGGCTGTTCCCAGCCTGTCATCCTACTTGTGTCGACGTGTTTGTTCATACTATGGTTCCTTTGTCTTGCCCTTTGAGGGCTGATTTGGCGGGCGGGGTTGAACCCCGCCCAATTTTTTTGTCGGAACCGGACGCACTACATTTCGGCTCTGCTACTCCGGTCGGACGCACTACTCTCCCGACCGATCCCCCTTCGGGAATTGGATGATCGCGTGCTCGCCCGACACTCGGGACAAGGCGCGCGAAAAACTGTCTTCGAAGGCGCCGTCGTCGCTCACCGGCTGCTGCTTCAGCGCCAGATTGCCTCTCGACAGGCGTGTTACTTTCGGACGGATCGGCTCCGCTGCCAGCGGTGTCGCGGGCTCGCCCTTGGAGAGAAGATCGGCGAGCTGGGCAGCAGTGAGCGCTGCGGTCGCGGCCTTCTCGGCGGCGACTGCCTTCTGATAATCGCGGCGCTTGCTGGCGTGCTGCCGAGCCGCCTCCTGATCGTCAAAGCCGGCATCCGCGATGCAAGGCGCTTCGCAGATCAGGGTATTCTTGAGATCGTAGACACGGATCGGCCCGTGCAGATTGTCTGGGTCGAAGCGGATCGTCACCTTCTGACCGGCATACTGGTTCAGCTCCCGGCTCCAGTAGCGGTTGCCGTGATAGTGAATCTCCCCACTGCCCTTTTGAGCCCGGATGACTTCCGACGCGAGGAGCCAAAGCGAACGTTGCGCCGCCGTCGGCCACCGCACGATTGCTCCGGAGTCGATGCTTGCCTGAAACGTCTCATCGAAGCTGCGGCCTTTGCAGGTCTGCGACTTGCGCCCGGCCCGGGCATTGTGCTCGGCGATTTCGCGGGCAACATGAGCGCGGAACCCCTCAAGCGGAACCGCGCGGCTTCCGTAGTTTTCAGGCTTGGCATCCGGCTTGTTGCCAGTGTACGCGCCGGCGCAGTACGGGTGCTTGGCGATATTCTCCGCCAAATCCCCCCAGGCGCGCTCGATCGGCTTCGACTGGCCCGAATAGGGATTTGTCCAGCGCGGCTCGATGCCGAGCGTGACGAGCAGCCCTTCCGGATCTTCCTCTCGCACCTTGAAGCGATAACGGGTCGCTGCACCGCCCGAGATCCATTTCGAAGCGAAGGATCGGCCGTTATCGAGGTAAATACGGTCGGGAATGCCGAAGCGCTCGACCATATCGCCGATGACAAGACGCACCGTTTCCTTGTTTTCGCTGTCGGAAATCCGCCATGCGACGATCTTGCCGGAATAGAGGTCCTGAATGCCGAGCAGGAACATGCGAACCGGCTGTTCCGACCAGGGCACCGACACGAAGACGTCCAGCTTGTGGCCGTCCATGTTGACCAGTTGCATCGCATGCAGGTGTGAACGCGTGCGCCGCTGGGCAGGATAAAGCCCCTTCGTCCTTTCCTTGCCTTTGCGCGCGAGTTGTTGGACTGCTGCGGATACTTCCGCATCGAGGCGGCGGCGAAGGGACCGCTCATGCGGTATCGGAGACCATCCCTGCTTCGCCGCGACCTTGATCATCCGGCGATAGCAGGTGGAGAACTTCGGCGCCTCGGCGCGAAGATAATCCGACGCCAGATATTCCCACGCCTTCGGATGGCACTCGGAGCGGCCTCGTTCATTAGTATAGTTCGGAGCCAGTGCAGCGAGCCAGTCTTGGCGATCGACGCCCTCGACCCTGCTGCGCCACTCGTAGAGCGCCGACTTTTCGACACCGGCTTTGTTGCAGGCCATAAGGACGGCGGCCTTGGCAGACATGCCAGCACGCTCAAGCTCATCGGCCATTTGAAGGGTCTTCAAACGGGTTTCACAGATCGTTTTCTGATGCGCAGGCAACGCTTCATAGCGCTGCCAGAGAGCCTTCTTTTCCTGCGCTTTCAGATCCTTGTCGTCGTTTGCTGGAGCCGAATGGACGATTAGCAAGCGAGTTTGCGCCGCCTGCGGCAGAAGCGAAACGTGATATTCCCAAACAGGCTTCGTCTTGCCCTTCACCCGTCGGGCGGTGGCCTCATTCCCACGCCACTTCGCGCGGGCGAGGTTGTCGAGGCTCTTCTCCGTGCGCGGAAGGTCCGGCAGGTTTGCAGCGATCAACTCGGCTATGGTGTAGAACTGCTTCACGCTTATCGTCCGCGTCGCTTGATGTTGATGGGAGTTGACCTCAGCGCCTTCAGCTCCTGGGCAAGCGCCCGCTGCTCCTGTTGCAGCCGGGCGATTTCAGCGAGGCGTGCTTCGTCGCCCTCAAGCATGATCAGGCCATCCTCAGAGACGATCAGATCCTAGAGCCAGAGAGCGCCCGTCGCGCGAACGAAGGCCTTGAAGCGGACAAGACTGATGTCGTGGGAGGCCTTGCTTTCTGCCGTATAGGCGTCGAGCGTCGTCTTGGAGAGGTTCGGCAGGCCGAGATATTGGGCCATGCGAGCTGCGACGACTTCGCGGCTGTGCGGGCATTCCCGGATCGCCTGCGCCATCGCCCGCTTCAGCTTTGCGCGGAAACGCTCGATGTCGATGGTGACTGCAGCCTGGCGAACCGGAAAAAGCGGCTGCAGGAAGAAGTCGAGCTGCGCGGGATGCTTACTCATCGCTGGCCTCGCTACGGATTTCTGCCATCAGCGCGTCCGGCTCATCGCCTAAGCCTATATGGGCGAGGAACTGGTTGCGGGTCTCTTCACTGGCGTCTTCCCAGGCTGTGACGAGACGAGACAGCAGGGTCGCCTGCTCGATCTGCGCCTTCGGGAGCTTCGGCGCAGGATCGACCAGTGCGAGCGCCTTTTTCAAATCCCGCTCCGTGCGGAATGCGATGGCGGCCTGTCGCTGCTTCTGCGGTTCCATCTTGGCGATCTTGAGCAAAGCAGACTGGTTGTCTGCGATCGGCGTTCCACGCACTGCGGCTCGAACGTCCGGATGCAGGTTCTGCGCGATCGTATTCAGGCGCTTAACAGCCGGGACGGATACACCCATGCGATCGGCGACGTGCTTGGAAAAGCCGCCAGCGCTTTCGTCCTCGAGTAATTGGATCAAGTTGATCCTATTTCCTGGGCGACCCTTTTCGATTTTCCCGTGCTTTTGCTCCCAAATGTCACGGTAGGACTGGACGAATACCGCGCGGTCGATGACCGACAGCTCATTTCGAAAGAGGTTCTCCGTGATCTCGATGAGCTGGGCTTCGGCCTTGTCACCCTCGACAATCATCGCGTCGATTTCGGGCTCTTCGTTGATCTGCTCTGCCCGGATGCGATGGGCGCCAGCGACAAGAGTGTATTTGCCGCCCTTCGCATTGGGCGTGCTGCGAACGGTGACGGGGTTGATCAGGCCATGTTCGACGATGCTCTGAGCGATCGCGATCGCATGCTCTTCTTCTACAGCCCGCAGCCGCTCTGGAATGACGATGTCTGAAATCAGGATGCGTTTGAACTCGGCCATTATGCGACTTCTTCTTCTACTGTCGTTTGGAGGGTGATGAGCGAGCGAGCGCGTAGCGCCATCGTCTTGTAGTGAGCGGAGAAACGCAGACTGCCGAGGCGAGCATCGACCGTGCGGAGCGCTCGGTTGATCGCTTCGCGAGAACGGTTCTCTGCCTCGACCACGCGCCGCTTCGGCCACTTCAGTTCCGTGACCATGAGGTGCATCACGACCTGCCGCGCGAGCGCCGCATCGAACCAATCGTGTGGCGGATCGACGATTTCGCCGACCGCAAGATGCGGAAAGCCCTCGCGGACTGCCGCAAAGCAGGCGTGAAGGTGCGCGTGATAGAGCGCGTTTTGGTCGAAGACGTTCAAGCTCATGGCATCACACTCGCAATCAGAGCCGCTGCCGCAGCCGCCAGTCCTGCGGACGTCACGCCGAAAATCAGGACCAGATTTGCAAGCTCGCAAACCGGGGAACGAGAGGGAATGAAGGGATTGCGCATGTCTACGCCGCCGTGCCGTTTTGGCGTTGTGCCATCGTGGCGGGACGCTCATAGTTCTCGCGGGGTTGAGGGGATTTCCGCAGACCGGAGGCGTGGTAACGCGACCGCCACAGCAGATGTGGCCTTGTACCGAGAGCTGCAGCGATTGCCCTCTCCCCAGCCGCATTCGGTTCCCGGAGCGTCGTTCCAGCCGTTCCACGCGGGAGCTGATACGTGCGATCGATATCGAGAAGAGAGAGGCCGGCGGTAAAAAGCCGACCTTTGATCGCTGTCATCTCAGCAATCTTGTCGATCGCCTTCCGGGTCTTCTTGTCCGCCTGCTGGGGCCGGTGCATAGTGGATCCTCGTTTTGATGAGGGAGGCCCTAGCCGGCCTCCCTTTTCATGGGTGATTTGGTCCGTATTTATGGAGAGGATAGCAATTTTCTGCCATGTGACAAGCAGATTTCCGCTAGTCACACAGAAATCTGCACAAACGCATGGGTGATTTAGGGGCAAGAATCCGCGAGGCCGCTGGATTAATTGGAGGTTTGGATAAACTGGAAGCAGAGCTTTCCGGTGTAAGCAGGCGAACGCTGTCCGACTACGTGTCCGAAAAAAGCGAGCCTAAAGCGTCCACCATCATCGAAATTGCTCAAGCTACGGGCGTTTCTGTCGCGTGGTTAATGGGCGAGGAGATCCGAGGAGATACATCTAGCAGAAATCTGCCAGCGCAGATGGACGAGAACATCGTGCGCCTCCCCAGGTACGATGCGCGGGCCTCAGCAGGTCGCGGCTTGGTACCCGTAAATGAAATGCCGATCGGCGAAGTCGCGTTCGCTCGGGACTTTCTGCGCAACCTTGGTGCAAACCCCGACTATTGTTACATCTTAGAAGCTCGTGGCGATTCCATGTGGCCGACGATACCAGACGGGGCGCTTCTTATCGCCGATGCCTCTAAAACCGAAGTCGACGACGGGCGCATTTACCACTTCAATGTGATGGATCGCGCTCTGGTGAAACGCGCTCGATGGTCGTTGGACGGTAAGCTGTACCTGACCTCCGACAACACGGCCGCTGGGTATCCGCCGGAAGAATTTTCTGCCGATCGCATCGATGAGTTGCGCGTTGGCGGGCGGATTATGTTCACGGGGCATGCGCCTATGCCCATTCGATAATCCACCGGTTGTCCACAGGTGGCGCGGGCGCTGATTTCCGCGCAGTACCAGGCGTCTCGGCAACCTATATCCACACGCGCAGCCGGCATCAGCAGATATCTAATTGACTTTACAGCTCACGAGAACAAAATAAGAACATCGGTTTTAACAACGAAAGGATTGCCGATGTCATTGTGTGAGAAATTTGTCGTGATGCCATTTAAGAAAGTGCGTGGGAACATTGCTCCCGGTGAAATGCGGCAAGCTTCCAACTCCGCAGCTGCCGAACGGCTTGCCGGCGCAATGGCAGCTCGGTTCATTGGCGTCGCTGCCTATGCAGTAATGGTGGATATGGAAAGCGGCGATATGAGCAGCCCGCGTGTGCTGTGCCAGTATGGTGAAATTGCAGATATCGCCGCCTGAAACAGCACACAAAGCACGCGCAGATCATCAAAAACCGGGGGCGTTTAAGCCGCCTGCAAGCAGACATCGCCACGGCGGCGGTGTCACGCCGCCTGTGAGCCAACCGCGGTCATCAAGGAAGCCGCTTTCAGCCGTTGATCTGCATATCAAGGCGAGCGGCGGAGGTTGGAGACTACTTCTGTCGGTAGGATGAGCTACGTAAGTGGCTATTCTAATCGACGGATGCGACAGCCTCCTGTTCCACCGCTTCCGGCAAAGCCTGGCCTGCAATTCGCCGCTGATAGTGTGAAATCATCGTGCTGATTTGTGGATCACCGAGCTTTTCCTCAGCCGCAGTCAGGTGGCTTATTGCCTCATCGAAATAAGCCAAGCTCCCGGTCTTCCGGTAATACTCGATCCCAAGGTCAGCAAAAGCCGACAAGATGTTCTTGTTGATTGGATAGCGATCCACACCTTGGACAGCCAGCGCATAAGCGTCCTCAAGGATAGCGAGCCGATCCTCGTTCAACAGGCCCTTCGCACGAACAGCCCGTTCGACCAAGAGCTTTATCCTGTAACGATGGACGGGACCATCGCCCCCGAAGTCCTTGTTGAACAGCCGAATCTCTGTTTCGGCCTTTTCAAATTGACCCTGGTCGATCAGATTTCGGATCAAGCGGTGTCTCGGCACCCGCTCTCCCGGCGCGTTTGACATCATCATTCGCAGAAGGCGGTTTTGAACGTTCTTGTCGGGAATGCGAGAGATACCAGTCTCGACGTTGCAAAGTTCCCGCAAAGACCGAATTTCTACGTCATAGGTTGGTGAAATGTTGCCGATAACAGCCTCGAAAAGGGAGATCGTTTTTTCCAATTCTGAGAACTTGTACTTGGTGACAATGCTCGCGATGACCGGGTGACGGCACCTCCAGCCATAAATGCCTTTGCGCTCGTCCAGATTATATTCTGTTATGATCTCGGTTAGGCTAGCGAGCATTGGTGCTATGCTTGCGGCGTCGATACCTAGAAGGCGGATGATCAGCTGTCGATGAACCCGAATTCCAGCGGTCTCCATCGCAGCGACATAGCGGTAGATATCCTGCAATTGCGGGGCAAGGTCCGCATACTCTTTGAGCATGATGTCGTCAAAGTTGTCGTTCGCGAAGATGTTCTTGAGGCAAACGAACATGTCAGCCTCGCATCGTACGGATAGCCTGCGACGCCGTTCTTCTCGATTAAATCCTTCGAATTGATCCTCGACCAGTCCCCGAACATCCTTGTTTGTATCGAGAAGCGTCAGCAGTGCCTCGATCTCGTCAGGAGCGAGCTTAGATAACGTGAACACCTTCCCGTATTTGAATATGTTCGGAGTTTTGATGCGGGGATACCAGTGGTTCTTCGAGGATGACAGAATGATTTTGAGATGTGGGTTGTCGAACTGGACAAGGAGATCAATAAGGTCGTTTACTTCCTGCAGATGCCGATGGGCATCATCAACAAAGAGTGCGCCGATCTCCTGCTTGTCTTTTAGCTCCTGAGCCACATCGCGCCACTTGAGGACGTTCAAGGTGTGATCGCCCTTATGTTCAAAGCAGACATAGTCTTGCGCTCGTAGCGCGTTCAGTGTTTGCCGGATTGCAGTCGTCTTACCGACCCCGCTTGCTCCCAGCACCGTGACACAGAGCGTGGCCTCTCCAGCCAAGTAGCTCACGACCTCGTCGACGACCTTGCGCTTAAAGGTGTTGCCAGCCACGACATCGGCATAAGTGGCCGACTTTCCATTAAACATGCCGCTGATATCGGCCGGAAGTCCGCACGCGTGAGCCACGTCGATGGTCACCGGCTCCAATACTGGAAATCTTTCAAGTACGGGGAGATCATTCGGTAGGGTGGCCTTCGGAATCTTGGGTGCTAAGGCAGCAAAGAACTCGTCGATTCCCCCGAACGCAACTTTGATGCCACGATTCTCAAATAGCGAAGCTCTGTCGCTATCGGGCGAATACATCAGCAAGCAGATGCGACCCGGAGACAGGATTTTCGCGTTGATTGCCGCGGCTCGGTTCACGATGGCTTTGATGTCAGGGTCAGCCAGCGAATGCCCAATGACGATAAGGTCAGCACCCGCTAGGTCGCCCCTGAGGCGATCGTAAAGCGACTCCCTATAAGTCTCGGTCTGTTCATAGTCTGCTTCAGAGAGAATGATGCGCGAGGTGTGACCATCGCAGATGTCATGCTCGATGGTGCCATGGATCTTGAAGAGGACAGCGTCCTCGGACTCATCACCTGTCGTGAAGCTGAAGTTCGAGTGGTAGACCCGTACTTTCTTGCCTTTGCTGGAATACGCCTGCTCGATGAGATCGTCATAGTTTGTCGTGAAGATGCTTTTCCAAGGATAGAGTGGCAAGTTCTTGAGGCCACCAGTAGGCTTCAATCCTGCGCAAAGCTCACGTAGAAGGTCTATAACTTTGCGGCGGCTCTTTTTGCCTTCGCATATGCTTGCCATTTCGCTGAGCGTGTAGCCGTTAGCATCGACGCTGAACGCTTTCGAATATTTGTCGATGAGCGTGGCTACAGACGGCGCACCCGAAGGCATTGATGACCCCGAGCCGAACAAGAGCACGGTGTTCTTCGGATTTATTTCTTTGGCGAGGTCTTCAAGCTTTATAGGCATAGTGCGACTCCATTCAGAAGAACGGTAAACACGAGTCGCCGCGGGCCGCAACTTACGCAGGAATTAATCCCCGTAATGATGTTCGAGAAGCCCGTTTGTCAGAGCCTTGGCCTGCCCGAGGTAGTTCATCTAGGGCGCGGAGCATTGTGGGAATCTGCTGGGTCCCAAAATCGGGCCATCCCGCTGATTTCTTTGAACTAGTGAGGACGTGAAGAGATTTCCGCGCTTGTGTGGAAATCTCTTTTGGCATGAAAGGCCAAAAGCACCCAGGGCGCCGTTTCTCATCACATCAGGGACAACTTCAAAACCCCTACTTTTTTGGCTTGAAGGGTACTCAAAGGCGGTTCGAGGTTTTCTCGAAGGAGTTTTGAGACAAACCGCCAACTCAGGCAAGGTCGACGATCGGGCTGCTTTTTTTCAAATGAGACTGTCGCAAGATAACTCACGAGTTTCCCGCACTACCGCCGTTAAGCCCCTGATTTCACAATTTTTTGCGCACGTTCCCGGAAAATCCCAGAGATTCCCACATATTCCGGATACTGGTGTCAGACAACACCTGGCGAGCGAGTTTGCTCTGCTCGGGGAAGGCCTTCACTCTCACTTAATCCCTAACTCCACGCCTTTGGTCGCCTTAGGCCGACCGATCGTGTCCTTGAGCCAGCACTCTGACTTTTTGCGAACATAGGAAAACGCCTTGCAAGCGTTGTCGCCGATACAGGCGGTGAAACACTGCAAGTAGTCGCTGCCTCTTAAGCGCTTGTAGTCACCACCGGGAAGATCGATGCCCGAATAGCTCGCAAAGTCAGACACGATCACATCGGCTGCTTTTGACGATGCATAGGCGGCAACCGCGTCCGAATTCCGTATCAAAGCGACAACATTATCCTTCAGGAAGCAAACGCTGTGCTTCGTGTTGTAGGTAATCGCCTTACACTGGCTGTCGCCTTCGCAAATCTCGCGGCACCCGGAATAAGTGACATCCTTAACAGCTCGGTAGTCGAAGCCGATCGCGTCGTAGCCGCGAGCATCAATAAGTGAAGCGGCGGGCTGTGCAGGCAGATTAGTAGTGGTGCCCGGCGCCTGGGTCGACATCTGTTCCTGCTCCTCGCCGTAGCAGAGAATTTGGAACACCGAGGGTGTGATTTTGTCCGCCAGGTCAGCTGTCGAGACAGTCTGCTGGTCTCCCGCCCTGTCGCCGGATTGCCCCGTGATGCTCTGAGACTGCAGGAAAAGCTCGGCAACGGAAGCGCGGATTGCGAAGTTCACGTTCTGCGCTGTGATGCCGATCTCGTCCGCGATGCCTTTCGCCAGCGTCGCGCTGGTAATGCCAACAAGAAAACCATCGCGGTCAACAACCGGGCCGCCCGAATTTCCGGGCTGGATTGGTGTCGAAATCTGGATATACCGGGTGTCGTTTCGAAGTCCCGCAAGCGCATTGACGTTGCCTGTGGTGACCTTGACCGAATCCGACAGCAACGTCGCCAGCGGGAAGCCTATGGCCAGGATGTCCTCGCCGAGACGCGTTGACGCGTGCCGGAAGACCAGCGGCTTTAACGGCTCCGCAGAGTTGATCTTGACCAAAGCCAGATCGTTCGTCGCATCGATGCGGGGATCGGTGGCGTCGCCCCTGCCTTTCACCTCGACGCGCTTGCAAGCCTGGACGACGTGCGCGTTCGTCAGGAGCCATCCATCAGCGGTTACAACAAACCCAGTTCCCGATGATGTAGGACTTTCCGCAAGGGATGTTGAAGCCAGAACAGCGAAAAAGAAAGCGCTCCAAAAAACGCGAAACAAGGTTGCCAT